AAATGGAGCAAATCTAACTGGCTATAAAACACCTGGTAATTACTACTGTCCTAATAATACTGTTGCGGCCAGTTTAATAGGAAGTCCCACCCAAAAGGCATTTACGCTAAAAATTGAGTTATCAACAGGAAATAGTTACCCGTGCCAAACTATACGTGATTTTACCACTGGAAAAATATACTTTCGCACATTTAATATTGACACCAATACCTGGAGTGAATGGGGTAATAACATTCAAAACTCGGATTTTTCCAGTGCTGTTAAAACAACCGGAGTATCTGCTGGTAAAGCAGTATCCCTGTACGTCAACAAACTGAATGATACCCAAAACTATGTACAGTTTTTTGTAGATGGCGTTGATAAAGGCTATATTACATTCGATGTATCTCGTAACATCAAATGATTACTTAACGAGCTAAATAAACTGTGCTTATAACATATTCACTGTCTACTTCAAGCTCTTGTGTAGATAGAAGCCCTTCGACACTGATATATCCACCTTTTGATGTCCTATCTGATGTTTTCATAATGGCACAGGATATAATATTATTTCCTGCGATACCAGCTGGGAAACCATTGATATTACACTGATTAGCAGCGGATGCCCGAATCCGTAAATTGACAATAATGGTGTTCCCCATTCGGGCAAAACCCCCACCAGTTAATGTACAATTCTGTGGTGTGAGTCCAGTGCTTGTATATGTAGAGGGAAATTTATTTTCTAAATTGCTATTTATTTACATACTGTGTAATTATTCTCGAAACAACGCTCCTGTCAATACCAAGTTTTTTTCCAACTTCTTCTTGAGAATCTCCATCAATGAACACATATGTAAGTGCCAGCCTGGCCCTAGAATCAAAAATTCCATTGATGAATTCTGTAATCTCTAACTCCTGCTGTATACATTTATCTCTCTGCTCTTTCAACATGAGTCTATATTTTTCTATCTTCCTGCGGCGCCTAACATCGTCCTTTATGTTGTATCCCGAAACGCGATAATTTTTCTGGATGTATGGGAACTGGTCCATAGAGCCCTTTACAATACCACACTCCACAGCAGGATGATTATTCTCTAATCGAATAATTCTCTCTTCCAGTTTTTCCTTTTCTCTTACCAAATATTTGTATTGCTTTAGAGTCTTAATATCCATAATTACCCTCCTAGAGTCCATACTTCCTTCTATCCAAAATGTTCACCCGAGCTGGTATATAATTTTTCATATCACACAGCTGTGCCATGGAGTCGGGAGCATCATCATGCTTATTTTTACCTGATAGTTTAAAAGAGAAAATATTCTGAATGAATTTTTGATAAATCTTGTTTCTAAAGCCATCTGCTAAAAAGAACATTTCCCTTATTTCAGGCGCTCGGTCACGGATACGTATCTCCTTCCCCGTCTTTCCAGGAGCCGGCTTCGTTGTCATGTTACATCTATACCCTCTGTCTTTTAACTCATCCTCAATCCACTCTTTATAATCGCTATTGGCCTTGGTCGCCTCAAACTGGACTGCCTGCACCCCATATCTCAAAATTGCATCCCGAATCATCGGTCGGGTGATATATTTATCTCTGTCATCAAAAATCACATCAGCAATATAGTAATCTGATTCAAATTGATAGCAAATTGGCGCAGCAACGAAGTCCCCACCACCATAGGCAACGTCCACTGCCATAAATATTCTATCTGGCTGCCGGTCCGGCAAGTCCTTTGGCTCAAAATAATTCATGCTGCCAGACTGGAACAGGGTTCCTTCTCTTTCGATGGGATCCTGTTGACACTGAGCATACCAGGATGCCATATCATCGTTCCGCTCAAATGATGCACGAACCTGATGATAGTGATGCGTACTATAGCCTACACCGTAGGGGAAATCAAAGTTACTTTCATCATCCTCATTTAGAGCCGGAATAGAAATAACTCTGTATCGCCTGGATGCAAACTCTGGAGAGTTTATCAACAAATCCATCCGGCGCCCCTGAGGGTCATACACACTCCATCTAGTACCCATGCCAATAATTTTCGCATTTTCCTTGGCACGTTTTATCAGGTTATTGTCAAATTTGCCCCAAACTGTATTAAGGCGGTCTGGACTTAATGCCTCCTCGATACCTGATAGCAAATCATCGTAGATTAACAGGCCATTACAGTCACAGGCACCATTCAAGGTTCCATATAGGCTTCGGCAAGTAATGGTCGGATATGTTTTCCTGCGGTTTAAATCAATTGTTTCCAGCTTGCTGTCTGTCCTAATGACCTTATTCTGTGAAAAAATCTCCTCATAGCAATATGTAGGGTCCGTTATAAGTTCCAAGCAGCCGGTATAAAACGCCGTTGTTATCGTATCTGAATACGCTGAATATAGGTTGCTACTTTCAGAATTTCGGCTGGCCCACCACACATTAGCAAAACGTACAATCGTGGTCTTTCCTACCCTGGATGGCATGTTAATAAACAGCTCGTCCAGCATATCATCCGCCAAATCCTGTATCGCATCCACAACCTGTTTGAGGACCGACCGACGAGGCAAATAGAATCGTTCCTTTGCTGGCCGGTTCTTTTCCATGTAGAGAATGAAGGAATCAAGAAGATACGGCGCCTCAAAAAGCAATGTCTTCCAGTACAGTTCATTGTAACGAACCTCTGACCGGATAACACTTAGGCCCGGGCAACTCTCTTTAATAAACTTTGTAATTTTTAAGCAGTATTCCAGGTCCTCATCTTCCGCCAGGATGTTCTTAGCCATATCCAGAAGGTCCTGCAGGGCCTTATAGTTGGTCAGGTCTGACTGCTTGATTCGCTCAACAATTTTCCTGTTTTTATCTGAAGCAATACCCATTTCGCACCATTCTCCTTAAAATGGCGCTCGTAGGCGCTCGATTATATACTGTTTATTTCATCTCAGTTAATGTTTTATCCGGACAAACTTCACAAGCTTTTATATTCTCCGCTATGTTGGAACATCTTCCTTCATGGCAACAACGAATGTTATTCATTGTTTTGGACGAAGTATCTCCCAGCAAAGTGCAATCAACTTTTTCTACCTTCGATTCAAAATCGGGGCAATAGGAACAGTATTGTTGTAAAATCACTTGAAAACCATCCATCACATCACCTCAATCCCATGACACAGTATAAATGCCTGATAAGGGACTTGAACCCTTAATCCTTTCGGCAGACGGGCTTAAACCGCCTGTGTATTCCATTTCCACCAATCAGGCTAACTATCGGAAGTGGGACTCGAACCCACAAATACCGGAACCTGAATCCGGCGCATATTCCAATTCTGCTATTCCGACAAAATATTTTAAGCGCGGCCCACTTAGCTTATCACACCGTCTACAATCCGGCTCTTGCCAGTTTCACAAGCATATCTGTGCACCAATATGCTCCGGTAGTTTTCAGTGGGCATTGTCAATCTCTCTGAGGCGTTGCGCTCACTCTCAGTTCATTCGGGAGCGACCCGAAAACCTGGATGAGGTTGGACTCGAACCAACGGTGTTTCTTTGTCACAGATTTACAGTCTGTTACCCTCGCCACTGGGCTACTCATCCAAAAAGGGGATTATCGGATTTGAACCGATGTACATAGGTTAACAGCCTATTGCTATACCTCTCAGCTAAATCCCCAGAACGGGGCTGCCCCCGTTAGCAATGTTTTTATCGTGCCATGCATTTGCACTATGAGGTTTTTCACCTATTTAAAGGTTCGGACTCCACACATTCTCCCTCCAACCTCCTGCGTGTATACAGCCTTCTGCCATCACATGGTGCATGCAGGACCAGTCCGGTTTTAAGCATTTCACCGACAACTCATTTGATACTCCCTGCGGAACTTTTATGATAACATCATGCTTCCTTTGATATGTATCATTCCTGCGGGGCGGAGTCGAACCGACAACTCCCTGGGGCTCCCAATAGCAGTTATGTTATCACATGCCTGCCTACCATCACTGCAGCAGTTAGCCCCTGCTTGCCAAGGTCGGTTTATATGGCTTAACCGGCTGCCATGTCTTGGAACTCGCCATACAGGTGGCACATCTACCATCTACGCATCGGCTATCTCAATCTGGAAATAACCGGAACATATACTATACGAACTTACTGTTCCGAACCCTCACGGCAGATTCGCTCTGCCTTAACAGCAAACAGCTATGAGGGAGAAGGAGAATCTTACAATGAAGAATCTTTCCACATGTTTGGCATTATGTGGAAATGGAGAGAATGGGATTCGAACCCATACACCACTATAGTCTAACCAGTTAGCCCCAGGCCTCCTAATCTGACTTGGGTATCTCTCCTCATTCTGGCGGTTGTTTCAGCAACTTACCGCCATAATTGCGTTGCCATTGGCCTGTTTCAACCAAATATTGTTTCTGGGGATTTTTTTATTCATCCGCAATATCCAGCATCACCCCGGCAACGGCTACTTAGGATGCCTGGACCGCTCAATCTCAAACGCATCCCCATGGCGCCCAGAGATTTCAGGCGGTTTTATTTTTATATGTTTAACCCATTCCATCAATATGAACAGGATAAATCCGTAAAAGGTAAAAATCATACAAACCTCTTTTTTTCTAATTTTTCAATTTGCTTTTTCAAAGATTCAATCTTTCTCAACCGCATTTCTTCGGCTCTGGAAACAGCAGATTTATATGTACGGTGCCACTCTTTTCCCTCTCCATGGTAAAAATCACGATAGGATTCTCCAATAACCGTATCAGGAGAAGAATCACTTTGATTTACCTCAATTTCTTTTATCCCAGATGACAGTGCATATTTTGTAATCCATACCTTCAATACTTTTTCTTCCTTCCACACATTTGGATAACTCCTGCTATCCAAAAACTAATCACGATAATTATCCCTGCGACAAATGAAGCAAAAATACATTTCAAAACAGTCATTCCAACAATCATCCCTGTAAGCGTCCCAGCATCAAATGCTGCACAGGCCTGGATAATCGGCTGAATGAACAGAATCCAAACACCCATATATAATCCGGCGATTACTCCTGCCGCCGCAACCAAAAAAGCAATAAAATTTTTCATTCCATTTTTCTCCTAGCAATTATTTCTACACCGGTGTACCCATATCATCAGGTTTACCTCTTTTTCATTTAATCCACACCGATTCAGCCGCTTTACCAGTTTGTAATGCTTCCGTGGAGTAAGCCCATAGCGTACCTTCTGAAAATCCTCACCAGAAACACAAACGATTTTTCGGAATACCGATATAAAATCATCCCAAACCTTTTTAAGTGATTCAATCACCTTCAGAAGCACACACTTAAACTTAACCACGCTCATGTTCAGACACTCAATCACCTTCTTCTGCTCCTCAGTCATGCAATAATACATTTCGCCATCACCTCCACCAAATCAGACCTGCACTTGCTACAAGCAGAAAAATCATTATAGAGAAGCCAATCACCGAAGCTGTATCTTTGATATTTTCAGAAAGGAACCAGGCCATAATCACTGCCATTATCAAATCACCCCAAAGTATCAGATACCTAATCGCTTCCATCCTGTTCCTCCACTCCTATAATCCGGTCCAGAATATATTTAGACATATAATCAATATCCGGTTCATAAACACTATTCTCTCGAAGCGAACTCCCTATACTTGCCAGGAAGCCATTGTACAAATCTCCGCGCTTTAGAAGTTCAGTCCTAATCATTCCTATCGCCACCTGAATATCTGTCAAATCCCTTACGATGACATCGGCGCTATCAAACAAATAGATATCGTTACTACAATCACCTAGAACAGTAAGTTCCAGACTGGGAATTTCCTGTCCCACTTCTTGGTGAACAGTATATGACTTTACTCTCGGTATCTCTTTTCCATCTACAAAAACCTTGGTTTTACATACCCCATCATGTCTGATTTCTACCTTTGGCATTTTCTCACCTCATAATATTCTTCTTACTGGGACCCAACCATATGTAATAGGCTGCTTATCTATAAATTGCGCTCCATGGATTTCAATTTTATCATTCATCTATTTCATCTTCTCCATTAAACCCTGTTAACCCTGATGTGCAAAAAGATACCACAGTACCACCAAGTACAATATTGCAACTACATCATCACACTTCCTATCCCATTGCAATTCCCGGTACTGCATCCACTCCATGCCATACCAGACAGAGGATATTGCCATGCTCACAATCAATGCCTTAATCAACGCCATATGCTCTCTCCTAAACATTATCCGACCAGCTCGCCACTGACTCACTATTCCCTGTTCTTAATCAAGAAATCAACCTTTGCTCTGTGCAGCGCAATGCATGCCTGCGGCCGATATCCCACAGATATTTTCCTTGAAGAGTCAAACATCACATCAACATAGCCGGCCTGGGCCAAGATATTCCAAAGTATTTTCTGACTCACCGGGAAATCAGCGAAATGTTCATAGATTCCATATGTCTGTAATTTCGTCAACAACACATGCCTATCATCATAAATCCCTATCACTTCCATAGAACCATGATACCCGCGCGGCTTAATCGCATAGCAGTATTCTTCGTCCGAAAGCACCTTGTCCAACACCTGAAGGAACTGTTTCGCAACTGCCAACTCAGCGGATTCCTCTATATGGACGTTATGTTCCAACTGTCGAAGCATTTCAAGCCGCTGATAGCCCTCTTCTAATTCTGCGACCCTTTTCTTGATTGCGTTGTTTTCCTCCAACACTTTTCTAAATGTAATTCTCATCTCTTTAAACTCTGACTTGAACTGCTGTATAGAGTCACGCAGAACCATTTCCGTTAATCGAAAATATTCACGCGCCTGTTTTCCACGTTCATTCCTTGCATCAGAAGATAACCTTTTTGCAAAACTGGCCGTAAGTTTAAAATCTTGCGTCGGCCTTCCACCGAGGGGGTTTTCGTCATTCAGTACGAAAACCCAGTAATCCGCACCTTCATCGGCTGATTCATTGTCCAAAATATTGGTTTTACACCACTTTGAATAATTGCTGGGATTCAGTTCTAAAAACTCATACAGCTTTTTTGCTGTCGTCAATCCATCTTCATCCACCCCCAGCGCAATCTCAATGGGTGTCAACTCGCTAGTTTCTCTTGTAATAGTCAATAATTCCTTCTTCATGGTATCCCTCTTTCTTAGTTGGCTGGTCTTTTTAAACGCCACTTGGACCATATATTTTCTCTGAACCACTCAGGCGCATTGTGATTCCACGATGCCAACACCAAACCTTTCTCTTCATCAACTTCCTTAATCACCACCGGCCATGTGCTCCACTTTCGGTTTAATGCAGCATATCCCGTGGCCCTTCTAACATCATAGACTATCATCCCCGGTACTAATTTTCTTAAAACCATCTCTGTACTCCTTTCACGCGGAAAACTTAAGCCTTGCCGCCCCTATGAACCTTTTTATATTTGCCCGGAATTTTGGAAACTGAAAAATAGGGGTACCTATCTGGTGTATGCGCAGGTCGCAAGGTCTTTTTAAACCTGTGAGTGCTTGGGGGACTAACTGGCGCCGGAGGGGCCTTTTCCCTGTAGACCCCCGCCCCGGTCCCGCTGCTGGAGCCGACCAGAGGCATCAAGCAGCGCAGCATTCCCCACTTTTTTAACTATTCGCGAAACTCTTGTTTCACGCATAGATAAATAGACACATTGCACAATCCGCATGCCTTTTTATGTACACAATCCACAATCCCTGGCCACTGCATTCAAAATTGTAGTCAATTGCGCAACTCATCCACTCAATTATCTGACAACTTTTCGTCAAAAATCCGCCTCCGGATGCTCCTCGATGGCCTCCGCCGGGTAGTCCTGTGCTATCACGTCCACCGGCCTGTTAACCTGCTCCACGCGGATGTTAAGCTGGTCCTGCTTGGCATACCCAAAGTTGTTGTTAAGCACCAGGGCCGCCGCAATGGGATTTATGGCGTTATTCTGTGCATTTGTAAGCGTATTTGCTTCGATTTGTTCGCGCGCTTTTTTGATCGAGTCCCTGACTGAGGGAGCAACTCCATCTATCCCATCACACCATCTGTACATAGTTTGCTTGCCAATCCCTAGAGCCATAGCCAGGCTGACAACGTTAGGAAGCACGCCGTATTGATCGCACAGGTCAAAGAATGTGTCTATCCGCTCATCTGCTGACTCAACACGGGTTTTGTCAATCGGGTCATAGCGAAATCGTTTGCGAATCATGCTGTGAAAACTGTTATTTTTTTTGATTGTCTCCTCGGACTTGTTGTTGCCATTTCTGCTGGCCATTTCCTGCTTCCCTCCCTGCTGTGTCGATAAAATAAAAAGAGCCCTAACGCGCCCTGGACTAATGTCCACAACGTATTAAAGCTCAATCCCATTCGATATCATCGCCACTATTTACTTGTCTTAATGATAATCCATCGGGCAGGAAATTGCAAGAGGGAAAATAAATATTTTCGTGATTAATGTGTGGGGGTTACTGAATGGCCTAAATAACTCCGCTGTCAGGAGGTTACTGGCAGACGCCAAATAATCCGGCTCTGAGTCGGTCGGAATCGCAAGGAATAGGATAGGCTGAAGGGGATGCCATAAGCCAGGAATAGCCCTGTAGGCTCCTTAGGGATGCAAATAACCCTACGGATTATCCCCGCTGGGTTATTCTTCTAAATTATGATTTACCGCAACAAACCAAATTCCCGGATTTACGATTTGATACCCCTTAGGGGAGCCTCGCGCGTATAGCCTTGAAAATTTATAAACAGGGATTCTTTGGTT